CAGGTTCAGCGGCGTCCCGCCGGAGTCGACGGTCACGCCGTTGTCGATGTCTACGACCCCGGCCGCGCCGACGTTCACGTCGACGAGGTCCGCGTTGACCTCCACCTCGTCCCCGGCCACCGCCGGCGCGAGCTTGAGGAGGTCCCGCGCGCCCGTGCTCTCCTGGAAGTTCAGCGCCGACGCGTCGGCGATCCGCCAGTAGACGTTCGTGGCCTGAGTGGCCGGCGTCGTCCCCTGGTTATCGATGGCGGTGTCGAGGTCCACCGTGACCGCTCCGGAGCCGACGTCGACGAAGGGGGAGCGGCGGAGGAAGTCGATCTGGTTCCAGCTGTCGAGATACTGCCGGTCAGTGAAGGAGACGTTGATGACCTTGTTCTGGATGTCCGCGACCGGGACCGCCTCGAGGTCATCGTGCGTCGCGTTGACGCGGACGAAGGAGATCTGCGCCCGCTGCGGGGTCGTGTCCGTGAACGCGGTCCCGTCCGTGGCGCCCGTCTCGCTCTGGAGGAGCGCCCAGACCTCCCGGCTGCTCGAGAGGATCGGGTCGCCGGTGGTGGCGTCGACCACCTGCATGAGGTTCTCGGGGTTGATCGCGTTCGAGCCGGAGATCTCGTCCAGCCCGTGCGCCCCGAAGGCCGCGTTGGTCGCGGCGATGAGGCCGCGCGCCGTGGTGGCGATCGCCTTGACGTTGGCGCCGCCCGCCGGCAGCTCGTTCCCGGCCACGGAGAGGATCTTCCAGTTCTGGGCGTTCGGGACCGTGATGTCCGTGAGGAGCTGAAGCTCCCGGTCCGCCAGCTTCTCGTCGAGGAAGGTCTTGGCCGCGATGGCCGCGATGGAGAGGTCCGGCGCGGTCTCCCAGGCGACCTCCCCGAGGATGTCCGCCACCTGGCTGGCCAGGTAGGAGACGGTGTCCGCCAGGTCCACCGCGTTCGCGTCGTGGTTGGTCGGGGTTAGGGTATCGTCAATCGCGGACCCCTCCGTATGGAGTTGATCCTGACGGAGTCTCGAGACGGCCATGACTACCTCCGATGGAAGGTTTAGACCCCTCCAGAGTAGCGCGCGCGATCCCGGACCGGGAGCTTTATGAGGAAGGCGTCCAGCGCGCGCGGCCCCGCTTGTCCAGGTCCACGCGGAAGCGGCCGGAGCGCCCGTTGAGGTACATCGTGAGGGAGAGGAGCACGCCATCCGCCAGGGCGGAGACCCGCTCCGCGGCCGGCTCCCCCGCCCGGTCCCGGAGGACCTCCGCGGAGAAGCGGACGTCACGGAAGCGCCGCGGGAGCGGGAGGTCCGTCCGCGACCCGTCCTGACCGAGGGCAACGCCCGTGAGCGCGCCCCCGGTCGGACCGGAGGCGAGGGTCTCCCAGTCCCGCAGACCTCCCGGGGTCAGGAGGTCGAAGGTCAGGACCCTCCCGTCGTGTAGGCTGGCGTAGAGCAAAGCGGCACCGCCCGCCGGCGGTCTACTTCCCGCCGGGCTTCTTCCCGTTGGGCAGCTTGGGCTTCTCCTCCGGCGCCGCCTCCGGCACCCGGATCTTCCCGCGCTCCCGAAGCAGCTCCACCTGCCGCGCGTGCGGGAGGTGAGCGATCCCCTCCTGCTCCGCCAGCTTGGCGATCTCCGCCTCCCCGGCCCCGCGCCGGTCAACCCGCTTGCTCTCCACGTAGGGCTGAACGGTCAGCCGGTTGTAGAGGTCCGGCTCCGCCTGCTTGATGTGCTCCAGCTCGTCCCGCGTGACCGTCTTGGGGATCCCCGGGAAGAGACGGAGGGCGCCGAAGCAGCTCCGCTGCAGCGTCTTCCCGTCCTTCTTCTCCGGGACCTCGACGGACGCCGAGGGGGCGGCCCGGAGCGTCACGATCGTTCGTTCCGTCATTTCTCTCCTCCTTCCACGTCGGTCAACTTGAACCGCGAGTTGACCGCCAGGGCGGAGAGGATCCGCTGGTCCGTCACGACCACCGGCCGACGGTAGGTGAACCGCATGCCGCGAATCTCGTAGGTGCTTCCCTCCACGAGTTCCACCACGGCCGCGCGAACCGTCGGAGCGGGCGCCACCGGCGCCGGCTCCGCCATCCGCTTGACCTTGGGTTCGAGCACGGGCTTCGCCTCCGCTGACTCGGTGGACGCGACCTCGACCCGCTTCTCCTCCTCCTCCGCCGCCGGTTTGACCCGGCGCGTGGCAGCGATGGCCTTGGTCATCTCATCCTCCGTGGTAAGGTTGCGGGAGCGGGACTACCCCGCCCTCGTCCCTACCGAGCCGAGGCTCAGTCGAGCCCGATGTTGATCCCCTTCACCGTCGCGGTGACCTCCTCCACCTGGACGCTCACCTTGGTCGTGATGGCGAACTGGTTCACGCCCTTGTAGATGTCCCGGTCCGTCTCGATCCGGATGTCCCGCCCGATCGCCAGGATCAGGTTCTGGAAGTCCGCGAGCATGATCTGCGCCCCGGAGCGGTAGGTGATCTTGAAGATCCCGCCCGCGGCCATCGCGCCGCCGCCGACGGAGGTCACGGTCCCCGCGGTCCGGTCGACCGTGTAGTCCGTGGTCTCGAGGAGCGGCGTGACCGGGGAGGCGCCGAGGGTCGAGGGGACGATGATCATCTCCGTCCCGATGTGGTTGTAGCGGAGCGCGACGGTCACCGGCGCGGCGGCGAAGGTCTTGTGCTCGACCACCCGCGGATCCGGCTCAAGGAGCGGGACCGGGATCATCGGGACCCCGTAGACCGGGATGGTCCCGGAGGAGGTGAGAGCCGCGTCGCCCTGCGGCGTGGTCCGGCTCGAGACCTTCTCCCTCCAGTTCTGCTCCATGTCGAGCGCCATGAGGAAGCGGAGGTTGCGGCGCGTCCGGCGGAACTTCACCGGCATCTTCTTGATCATGCCGCTGAAGATCTTGGACGAGAGGTTGGCGCCGTCCGCGTCGTAGATGTTCCCGGCGTCCAGGAGCCGGAGCCACCCGTCGAAGAGCGCCGTGAAGGTGTCCTTGATGACCTGGGTGCTGGAGCCGCCGTCCAGGAGGTCCGCCTCGATGCGGGCGGGTCCCAGGGCGTCGCCGTTGATGAAGACCTCCTCGAGGTCGTTCGCGGTCTGCGTCGCCATCAGGCGGACGACGGTGTCCTCCACCGCCTCCCCCTCGATGTTCAGCTCCGCGAAGGTGTCGGAGATCTCGAAGGGCGTCATCACGTCGCGCGGGGTGAGCGTCACCTTCGACGTGGAGACACCGCGGCGGAGGCCCGGGTCCTTCGCCTCCTCCTTCGGGACGGAGACCCGCTGACCGACGCCGATCTTGTCGATCTGCATGTTCTCGCTGCGGAAGCGCACCACGCGGACCGAGCCCTTCAGCTCCGTGACGTCGATCACGAAGTCGATGAAGGCGTTGGCCTGCTCGTCGTTGAGCTTCCCCGCGGCGGCGATGTCCGCCGTGGTGATGATTGCTTTCTGGATCAGCTCCTCGTTCGTCATTGTCCTATCCTCCTGCGTGCCGGCGTCCTTCCGTCTGCCGGATGGGTTTGTGCCCGCGGACCTCGCCGGCCGCTAGGCGGGATTCCTCTTCTGCGCGCGCTGAACCACCGAGTGGACCGCGCTCCCGGCCCACCTGCTCTTCTGAGTCGGGGCGGCCTCGGCCGGCCGGGTCGTCGAGTCCGGGACGCTCTCGCCCTTGGCGGCCGCGCGGACCGTCTCGATCTTCCCGAGCGCCGCGCCCTGCTCCTCCAGCTTCTTGTTGACGCCCGCGAGCCCGTCCTCGACCGCCTTCTGGACGATCGCGGGGAGCCCCTCGAGCCGCTTGCTCACCGCCGCGTCCACGGCGGTCTCGACCGCCTTCTGGACGTCCACGGTGGGCGTCGGCGCCGCGGGCGGGTCCGCCGGCGGGGTCACCGCGGCGGGAGGCGCGGCCGGCGGGATCTCCGGCTGCGTCGGGGTGGGTGCAACCGCCTGCGTCGGCGGGGTGATCTTGGCGGTCTCCGTGGGCGCCGCCTGTCCGTCCTTCTTGGGATCCATGTCTCTCCTCCGTTTGATGATGAAGAACTCCTCCTCGTTGGCGGCTGCGTCCACGATGGACACCTCCTCGACTCGGAGGTCAACGAACCTGTTTTTGATGGGGTCTCCCTCCGCCTTCTCCAGGTGCTCCGGCGCACGCTTCTCCGCGCGCTCCTCCGCCGTCCCCGTCCCGTCCTCCTCCGCGGGCACCCGGCGCGCAAAGCCACCGATGGAGAGCCCGTTGAGCTTCCCGGTCCGGACCCGCTTGACCAGCTCCGCGTCGTCCGTGAATAGCTCCTGGTACCACGTCCCCTCCGCGACCTTCTTCGTCCCGCCGTCCGGGAGCGGGAAGTCGAAGTCCACCGGGGCGATCACGTTCTGGATGATCCGGACCTTGTCGGAGACGTCCTTCTTGTGCATGAAGCCGAGGGTCCCGAACTCCCGCATGAAGAGGTCGTTCGCCTGCCGGATCTCCTCCGCGGAGGTGACGTCCCCCTCGATGTCCGGGACGTCGGGCTTCATCACGATCCCGAACATCCGGACCACCTTCTCCGGGTCGTCGCCTTCCTCCGCCTTCCGAACGATCAGCTCCCCGCGCTTGCTCACCGCGCAGGACGCCTCCGGCTCGTCCGAGGGCGCCGGCGCCGCGGCGTCCGGGACCACGCAGAGGACCGGCTCAGCCGCGTCCCGCCGCGTCCCGACCACCGCGGAGACGTCCCGGGTGATCCGCTCCCGGTGGAGGGTCGTGAACTCGAAGGCGCTCTCCGGGGCGACCTCCGCGTGGATGACGTCCGCCCGGACCTTGACCTCCCGCGGGGTCATCCCGTGGTTCTCCGCCCAGGAGCGCGCCGCCGGCGCCTGCCGGAACTTGTCCACCGCGAACTCGAGCTGGTGGACGCTCTCCACCGTCAGGTTGAGCGGGAGCAGGAGGGCGTTCCCGCGCGCCGTTGCTTCCTCATTCTTCGTCATCTTCTCCTCCTAGAAGTCCGGCACGATCACGCTTCGGCAGCGCGCGTGCAGTGGCGGCCAGATGATTCCGGAGGCGGTCAGCGCCTTGCTCGCCGCCTCCCCCGTCCGGTCCCCGATGATGGCGCGGATCTCCCCCGCGGTCCGCCAGCCGGCAACGTCCTTCATCTCGTCCGGGGTCTCCGCGGCCTCCGCCCGGTCCATCAGGTTGATGCCGGACTCGACCCGGAAGACGCGGTCGTGCAGCTCCGCGCACTGCTCGGAGGTCCGCTCGTCCATGACCGCCTCGAACCTGTACCGCTCGATCCCCGCGTCCCGGAGTCCGCGGAGGGCGCTGGAGGCGCTCATCCGCGCCCGAACCGTCCCGGAGAGCATCTCGAAGTAGCTGGCCTTGGAGCCGCGCCAGGTCTCCGGGACCGAGGCCGCCGGGACCTTGGCGTTGATCACGCCCTGCATGATCCGCCCAACGTCCGTCCGCCCGAGGCCACGGACCAGCGCCTCGCGCCGGACCGTCTC